CTCCAGGGGGATACGCAAAGTTCAATTTAAGGTTTTTATTCCTGTTTACACACCATACTCTGTCAGCCGAGACTCAGAGTATTGTGTGAAGGTCTCCTGTGGGGGTAACTCTCCGAAGGCGTCCAAACAAGCTGCATTAATTAATTTGACATACTTGTTAAAAACCTCTTCATCGTGTAGTGAAAGTTCCATGATGCTGTTGGAACAATTTACAAGACAAGCCTTATCTTCATCCGGTGCACGACGAATCCAGTTGCATGTCTCCAAGATAACAGAAAGGTCAAGCGGCGCGAGCCACTTGGCCCCTCTCTTCCTGAAGCCACGCTTAAGATACGCCACTTCTTCAATGCCACGATAATCGCGCATTGCACCGTCGGATTTGGTTTCATCTGTGTAAATCATTCCAATAACTGCGTAGCCAGCCGTAATTGTATTCTGGTTGAACCACGCAATAACAGAATCATGGATATTCAAAACATTGTCATCACCATAGGACACCATGGACACCACATCATTGAATTTGATGTCCGTGGATCTTTCAAGACTTGCACGCTCTTTGCAGATGTCAAAGACAATTCGCATCGAGACTGAGTTGTAGAAAGAATTCAGGATTGTTGTAATTGGATTACCACTTGGTTGGGAGTGGTCCATTGAATAGAAACCGCCATTGCATAAATGAATGCTGTTGACGACCTCCATAAAAAGGACCTGCCTAATGAGGGCATTCTCTTCACCGTCGTTGTACCACTCGTTGATAACATCAACTAATGGCCACATAATGCCAATGTTCAAAGTACCGTCAAACGTTGAAAAATCTCCAGCAATAACCTTATCTCCATACTTAGTCAATTTCTTGACAGTTTGGAGCCAGTCGTAGCTGTAGACGTTTGTACCGATAGATTGTTCATTGTCAATACGTGTATCCATAACATGAGCCATGAAAGAAAGGAAGTACATCCGAAACGCGATCGTATAGTCCATAGGACCAGAGCCGAATACACGAGTCTTCAGTGCCTTCACCTTCTCAATGGGTCTCCTTTCATCTTTCAACGTATCAGTCCAAATGGTCATCGCTCGTTCACCTCGACGTGCCTTTTCAAGTCTTTGCTCGACAGCTCTCACTACGAGTGGGTCTAGAACGTATTCGTCCCCAT